GTGATCCGGTAGCTTTAGAACTAGTCAAACTTGGCAGACTAACAGATCCTCGGGGTCAATCACCAACCACGCGAACTCCGGCAGGACCGGCTCGTTCAACCGTCAATGGTGTCAAAACTGAAAAACAGGGTACATCAACTGCAACTGAATCCAATGACCTGAAGAATCCAAACTTCCGCGCTGCCACAGATTTTGATAAGAACAATCCGTTCAAAAACCTAGATATTACAGAAGATCGATCATTCGGTAATAATCGATATTCGGCCGGCAGATTTGATATTAATAGTTTTAGGTCGAAAGTAGTTAATAACGACGGTGTATTAAGCACTCATAGCTTCTTGGTAGTATTCTCTCCAATGGACTGGGTTCCATTGAAAGCTATTCGCAATGAGATTTTTCCTGATTTGACAATGAGATGTGACAATGCTATTCTTCCTACGATCAATCTACTACAAGAACAAAACGTTAGAAGATATGGATTTGGTCCAGTAGAAAACGTTGCTTATGGTGTCAACGTAGGTGACTTTACTTTGCAGTTTATTGTAGATAAGGAAGCATCGATAATTGATTTCTTCGAATCATGGATGAACCTCATAGTAAATCGCGATTCATTCGGTGGCGCAAATATGAATAATGTAATCGGAGATAATAAAAGACCTTATGAAGTTGCTTATAAAGATACGTATGCATGCCCTTCAGTAAATGTGTTTGTTTATGATCGTGCACAAAATACTGTACTCGAGTACAACATCTATGATGTATTCCCAACTGGAATACAGAGTATGAACCTTTCATGGTCTGAAGAAAACTCGTTAATGAAACTGAACGTTACGTTCTCGTTTACCGATCTTCGAATTCGATCGAAACAAAGCAACTTTGACAATGAAACTGCAGTTTCATGGGCTGAAATGCTAAATACTGCACCCATTGCAGTGACAACAATGGGAGATCAACCACTAGTTGATGCAGCTTCTATCGTAGCTTCTATTCCAGCAGATTTAGCAAATCAACCATTGGTAATAGGAGAAGGAAATAACGGAGTTCCAAGATCGTTTGGAGTTCCAGGAGATACGGGTCCAATTACTGCCACTACACCCGACGTACCAACTGCTACAATAAGAGATGCCTTCGGGCAAGAAAATATAATTGCATAATTTAGGAGAATATAATGCCTTTGCCAAAGATTGATCAACCTCTATTTGACGTGATCGTGCCATCCAATGGAAAGAAGATAATGTTTCGTCCCTTCCTCGTAAAGGAAGAGAAACTATTATTGATCTCTCAACAAGGTGGCGAAGATACTGAAGTGATTCGTGCTATCAAGCAAATCCTTCGTTTATGTGTTCAAGACGAAGACTTTAACGTCGACGATCTTACTACGTTTGATCTCGAGTATCTGTTCTTGAAACTAAGAGCCCGTTCAGTAAACAACATCGTTAAGCTATCATATCGCGATAACGAAGACGGCAAGATCTATAACTTTGAACTGGATCTTGATACGATTGAAGTTGAGATACCAACAGATATCGACGCTACTATCGAAGTAGCCGATGGCATCTCGATGATCATGAAATATCCGAGCGCCAGTATCACTGATAGAATTCAACAGTTTGATAACGAAGTCGATCTTATGACGTTCTTTATCGTAAATTGTATCGATACTATTATGACGCTTGAAGAGATCTTTCCAGCTTCTGACTATTCGAGTGCAGAGTTGGAAGAGTTCCTTGATCAGTTGCCAGTTACTTCGTTCGAAAAGATCCGTGAGTTCTTTGAAAAGATGCCTAAGTTGTATCATAAGATCGAATACACGAATGCTGAAGGGAACGACAGGAGTATCGAGTTAAATAATCTCAAAGATTTTTTTATGTGGCGCTAAGTCATACTTCTTTAGCTAACTACTATAGTATGATTTTTGCTTTAGCTCAACATCATAAGTATTCGATTACTGAGATCGAGAGTTTGATACCGTACGAGAGAGACATATATGTTGACATGTTGATGAGTCATCTTGAAGATCAGAAACGAGAAATAGAGAGTAGAAAATAATGCTTCCAGCATTTCTTGGACGAGCAGTATTCTTAGGAGGTGGCCTATTTGGCAACGCGCTAGGTGGTGCTGTAAAAGGAATCGGTTCTGCTGTCGGTGGAATTGCTCAAGGTGCAGGATCTGCAGTTGGAGGTATCGCTCAAGGAATCGGTTCTGCAGTTGGTGGAGCAGTAACTCCAGCTCCGAAGGTAGTCGTTAATAATGTCGGCATTGCTGGTGAAGCGGCAAAGAAGAAAGTGACCGGATCAGGTACACTACCTACTCCAAAGAAATCTGCTAAGCCCGCTGTCAACGCCAACATGCCTACAGAAAAGCTGTTAGTAGTAGCAGTCAACTATCTCTCATCTATCGATAAGACTCTTCAAGATCAAATCAAGTTTGAGAGTCAAGCATTCAATCAACAAGTTCAGGCAGAACGCGAAACTTCTATCGAAGATAAGAAAACAGGTGTATTCACTAAACTATCGGATAAGTTTGGCGGTCTACTAAAGACTGGTGAAGATAGCACGATGAAGAGTCGTGCAGGTGATATCACAAAGGTGATTCTCGGAGCAACCGGATTAGCAGCGCTCGGCGCTCTCGGTCTTGCTGGCATGGACGATACTGAACTTGCTCGTCTTAAAACAAGTTGGAGTGCATTCACTGAGAAGTATGCGTGGTTATCAGATCTTGCATCTGCTGTAACCGGTGCTGGAAGCTTTATAGGATATCTTGTTGGAGGTATGCGTGGAGCAGTCTTCGGTATGATTGCCGATTGGATGTCGCAGCGTCTTACAGGCTCGAGCATTGGTGATACACTTCTGAGTGCACTAGGACTCGGTGGAACTCCTACTGATGCTACTGCTGCAAGAGAACCAAATACTGGTTTCGACTATGCCATGGGCGGAGTGGTTGCAGGTTACGGAGCATATCGAGGAGTTAAGACATATAAAGATGTTCGTGGTAGAATGACAAAAGCCGCGGCTCAACGCGCGGCTCCACGAGCAGATCCTACTCTGAAAGGTTCTGGATTCAGAGATCCTAAAACAGGAAGAGTAGTAAGTCGAGAAGCCGCAAAGGCAGGTGGAGGATGGTTATCGGGCCCAAAAGGACAAAGATTTGTATCATATCTTTCGAAAAGATTTGGTAAAACATGGCTAGCTAAAGTTATCAAACTACTCGCAAGAGTTTTTGCCGGAGTTGCAGCAACAGCAACTGTAGTAGGAGCAATTCCAGGAATTCTTTGGACTCTTGTAAATGTCGGCCTTGCAATTTGGACGGTGTACGATCTTCTCGATGCATGGTGGGATTTCCAAGACGAAGAAGAAGCCCGCGGCGATGCCGAAGCAGCTAATGCAGCAAAACCATCTTCTTCTACCACACCATCATCACTCAGTCCTTCTTCTGGAGATGCATCACCTGCATCTTCGAAGCCAGCATCTGATGCAACTGCATTACCACCGGCTGCAAAAGGATCGATAGATTCTATTCTTGATAAAAATCCAGAGCAACTTACTGATGCAGAGTTGAGACAACTTGTAGAAGCTCAAGGTCGTATCGAAGATCCTCGCGGCGTGACAAATAATCCCGGAGGAATTCTGTATGGTACTGGTCCACTAAAAGATCATCAGATAGGCTTTAAACGTGCTAACGGCGATAGTTCAGTCAAGATCGCAGTATATGATACTCCGGAAAATGGCATTCGTGCTGCAATGGAAAACTGGAGAAACTCGCGCTACTACCGCGGAAAATCTGTAAGAGAGGGACTAGGCACTTGGTCAGGAGGGAACGGAGCACACTACGCAAAGATGCTAGGCTCTGCAAGACCTGGATATGATGGAACAAATAATCCGCAAGGAGAAACAGGCTTAGCCGGCGATCTCGCTCAAGGAGCATGGGATCTCGGAAAAGGCTTAATTGAATCCATTGGTGGAATCATTAGTGCTGGTCTTGGGCCAATGACAGTCAGATCAACTACTGAATCTTTGAGCGGAGCATCTCCTTTTCAAAATCTTTCTGCTTCAACTCCTGGATCAACTCCTGGTGGAGATAACGCTGCTCCAGTAGTTTCCGAATCGAAAAAAGCTGCAGAGATATCTCAAGCATCATCAAAGATTCAATCTGCTATCGATATGGGCAATCCTAAATCAGATTCTTCTACAAAGATGCCATCGAGTCCGGCTCAAGCATCATTAAGAAGTGCTTCGAGCGACAGTAAACTTGAGTGTATCGATCCTAACTATCCTGGAACCGGCGGCGTTGATCGTTACCTTCAATACTATAGATTGGCGGCATAATGGCAGAGCCAGTCACAATAGGCGGACAAACGTTTATCAAAACGTCAGACGGTTGGGTAGATAAGAAAACAAAGGTTCTTGCACCTGAATCATTGTTTACGCTTCTTAATTCTTTGACAGCCGAATCGACTACAGAATACAAAAAACTAAGAGTCAGAATCGATTCGAGTAAACCTCCTGTCTCGTTGGCTGGAGAAGAATATGTCTTTGATATTAATCAAAGCAGATGGATCAATAAGAAGACTCGCGATGCAGTCAATGATTCTCTTCAAAAAGTTATCAACGGCGTTCTTGAAAAGTTAGAAGTCGAGAAAGCTTCTGCTGCCCCTGCTATTACCACTGCAATGGGTACTATCGGACAAGCGGCAAAATCTTCTGTCAAGAAACCAGACGGCGCGAAGATGCCAGTCAACATTAAGATCAACTCTCCTATCGTTTCGATGATAGAGAAGTTGGCCACTATCGATGGCTATCTTAAGCAGAGACTCGATAATCAAAAGAAGATCGCTGCTCGAAACCTCGCTGCAACAAAAGAAACCGCGATCGAAGCTTCTCCCAAAGATGCACAACCGGTACAAGAAGTAAAAACTGAAGACGCGAGTAAAGATAATACTGCCGCAATGGCTACCGCTTTACTCGTAGGTGGTCTAATAGCAGCTCAGTTCGAACCAGTTCAAGAAGCGTTTAAGTCTCTTGTTGATGGTGTAAAAGGTGTCTGGAATTTTGTAAGCGGTGTGGCTGGAAGTATCGCAGACGGATTAGATGCATTTACAAGTTCATCATCTACCTCATCTACAACATCTACCAATCAGGTGCTTCCTTCTTCATCGAATCAAAACAATCTTGAGAATTCTACACCAAATACTGTAGAAACTCCAGCTGAAGGAACACCAAGCGAACCTAATAAATCTGATGCAACTCCTGTTGCCAGTACACCATCAACGCCGAATGAAGCTACACCAACACAACAAAGTTCAGGATCTACTCGTTTAGGTAGAACGATAGTAGGAGCTGCCGTCGGAGCAGCAGTTGCTGGACCAAGAGGTGCAATAGCTGGAGCTGCAGTTGGTTTCTTATCTACTCCAAAACAAAGTGCATCTCCTAGTTCGTCGACACGTACTTCTCCATCATCTGGAGCTCCCGCGACTGCATCACCAAGTGGAGAAACTACTACTCCGTCAACTCCGACTTCTACATCGTCAGCACCAGCTTCTGGAGATGCTACACAACAAAAGTCATCTGAAACACCAGATGCCACAAAAATTAATGGTACAAATTATGATGGTTTGACCATGAAAAACTTTGCGGAAAATACGGGTGGTGGTCCTGCAGCAGAGAATACTATTAAATTTGCAAAGATCGTGCAACCTGGTCTTGGAAATATGTTTGCTAGATTTACTGCATTTAACGATAAGTTTCACCAAGGAATTACTGAATATGTTAGTCCGCATACCAAAGGAATTGCGTTTGACTTAACGGTCAAAGATCCTTCTCAGGCCGGATCTGCATCAAATAAGATTAAAGAACTGGCTGATAAAAATAAATTTAAAGTAAGCATACTTAATGAGTATGCAAATCCTACAGCGAAATCAACTGGTGGACATATTCACGTTACTGTTCATGGACCCGGTGTAGGTAGTTCTGTACGCGGTGGTTCTGGAATGGGTGAACCAGGAGGAGATGGGGCTGGAGCGCTCGGAGCGGCAGCATCTGCCGTATGGGATATTGGAAAAGGAGCTATCCAATCGATAGGTGATATCATCAGCGCTGGGCTTGGTCCAATGGCCGGTCGTAATATCACCGAATCATTAATGCAAACCGCTCCTAATACTGCAGGCGAAATAGCTACAGCAGCCGTAAGTAAGAACGCAAAAATGGCAGAAGCTAAAACTCCTGCCATCGATACTGGTCCAGCGATTAAAGATCCGCCGAATATTAGTAAGAGTACCAACACAGACTTTGTGCAGAATATTCCTACATCTTCTGATGCGGCAGGTGTAGATTACTACTTAACTCGTATGGGATTTCCAAAAATCGAGTATCATGTCCCTGTTCAACAGGTAAGATACGCATAAAAAGAAAGGGGACCTTTCGGCCCCCTTTCCCACCTTATCAATCTTCTTCGGCAAGTCGTTTGAAGAAATCAAGATCATCGTCGTCTTCATCGACCGTAGAAGCTGCACTCGGTGCAGCAGCCGCCTTGAAGGTAGGCGCAGGAGCTTTATACTCCTCTTCATCACGATCAACGCCGCGAATCTTGGCTGGTTCCGCAGAAAGAGCCAAGACAGTGTTAAGACGAGTCTTAAGATCTTCATAAGACTTGAATTGCTTTTTATCTACGAGTTCCGCAAGCGAATACTCTTGGGTGTAGACACGTTCAAGCTCGCTGTCATCATCGAACAGTGGTGCGGGAGAGTCGAATTCTGACTTATCGTAATTAGGCCAACCTTCGACCTTACGAATTTTGAGCTTGAAATTAGCACCGTTCCAAAGATCGAAAGGATTTACTGGCTTCTCGTCCTCAAAACCTGGGTTCATGAGGTCGTTAAGCTTGTCGAAGATCTTCTTTCCGTACTTGTACAGGAAGACCTTACCTTCGTTTGCAGGATTGCCTGGATCCTTCACAACATAGATGTTGCTGTGGTATGCCAGACGACGCTTCTGCTTGCGTGCGATTTCCTTATCAGAGTCAAGGCCAGTGTTCCAAAGAACGCTGTTATATTCTGATACAGGATCGTCTTTACCGAGAGTCGTAAGCGACTTCTCGATGTACCAAAGACCAGTTGGTCCTTGGAATCCATGGTCCCAGATGCGCTGGAAAGGAATGTCCTCGTTGACAGGCGCGGGAAGGAAACGAATCACGGCGTATCCGTTACCAGCCTTATCGACGGTAGGCTTCCAATACTTTCCCTCGTCGGGATCTGAATATGTGGTGTTTTGTTTAGCAAGTTCTTTGGTGAGCTTCTCGAAAGAAGAGCTGGAAGAACGCTTAAGGTCTGCAAATGACATAGTTATCTCCTATATGTCGGTATGTTTCGAAGTATTTAGATTGCAGCGAACTGCAACTGTATTTATCATGAAGTAAAGACATCCTTGACAATTTTTCTACATTTAAATGCATCATAATGAAAGAAGGGTTTATACTTCAGCAGCTTCTTGTGGATGCTGGGCCATAGGACTCCATCCTCAATCTTCTTGTTCCAATGACCGAAGAACCCGAAGATATCATTGAGGATAATCACCGTCTCGATTGAAATCTCTCGACGCAGATATTGTTTCAACAGATAAGGATGTTGTCCATTCTTTACAATAACACAATCGTTGAAATTTGTACATAGCTTTTTTACATCTTGTTCAAAGATGTAGGAAAGAGATTGTTGTCTCTTCAGCCATTCATTATACACTTTCTCTGAGTCATCGCTGAACAGATCGCCTATCCATTTCAGATCTCCATCAACAAAATTGGAGATCAAGTATTTGAGAGGATCTTTATGTTTTGACAACTTATAGAACTGATACTTGTCCTTACGAGTATCAAAGCTAGAAGGCTTTGCGCCTACCTTGCCATTGTATTTGATGTAGTCGTAGTTGTCTGTGGTGAAATGGTTCTTGAGGGCGAGGAAGGTGGTATAGCTCTCGAATGGAGTCATACAGGAAGCTTAGCCCGCTTTGGCATGAAGTTCAGATCTTCTGCTTCATCTTGAAGCTTTGCCTTGATTCGAATGTTGCTACGAATGATACTTGCAGCAGCTTCGATCTCGATGTTATTCTTTTCACAATAGTGGACGACGGCATCCATATAATCTAGGTTATAATTAGAAACCAATCGTTCAATTTCTCGAATGAACTTTTCAGAAGTCAATGCTTTTGTTGAAATGACGTCGTCCACCATAATATTATCCTCTATAAAAAATGTGTGCACCAATCTTAGTCGTACGATCGAAAACTCTGCCCCATGAAGGGTTTACATAGTCAGCGTGGTAGAACTTTGCACCTTTTGTCACATCACCATAATTGCCGAGATATACATGTTCAGCAATTTCTCTTGCTTTCGCGAAGGCTACACCGTCACGAATTCTTTTTCCACCCTCACACTTCCATGAAAATTGGCATACGCGCGAAGTTCTCTGGTTGATAACTCCACATGGAGTGCTTGGGAAACGATCATCTTTAGCGCGGTTCAATACAACATTGTTTACCGCAATCCGTCCTTTGACGGGTTCATGTCCTGCTTCGAAATATGTATTCTCAGCCATGCATTGGATTTGTTTTTTGTCGTATTTGCTCAGATAGACTGGCTTATTTACGATCTTTTCTTTTTCGATTACCTGAACCACTGGGACCTTTACGATCTGTACTTCAGGTTCTTTGGTTGGAGTAGCCAAAGCCACACCTGTTACTGCAATAACACCTATCACAAAGCCTTCGGCCCAGCGTAGGTACGGGAAATCTTTTCTGTTTTCGAAAAGTTTCATGTTTATCCTCTTAGTCTCAATGACCTTGGCAAACAGAGACTACTGTACAGGCATCCCAGCCATATAGTTTTCTGTCGCTATGAGAAGATACACAATAGAATAACGAAGTATCTTCCATCCATTTCCCTCTTACTGGAAATGCAAAATCATTAGTGTTTTCGTCGGTGGCATCCGAATGATGCCGCTTTCTAGCCATCTAAGACTTGAAGTTTTGCAAGAGTCAATGGAGGATTTCAACCTCCGTCGTGATATTTTATTTATACTTACACCAGCGTTTTTTCTGGTGACTCGTAGCACCAGCGATTCAACTGGTAGCAAGTGGCCCGTTCTGTTCCAAGGTGGAGCCATACCCGTGTAGATCATGCCGCTAGGCGGATATCTGCAAAGCTATCGTTATCGTTAGCATTTATGTTTAGTGGCACTTTGCCAAGCAATCAGTCTCAATCCGTCCTTGACATAAGGATAGTAGACGATAGAACACATCGGATACTTAAATTCTCCTGTAGCTTCGTAGTGTCTTTCATCCTTATCAACGTGCCAGTGCGGTACAGTACTATTTACGTTTGACCAAATTTCTGAACCGATGATTCCATTAAGATTAAAGAGTGTACCAGCTACATCAAGCAGTTGTCTCTCTGCTATGATCATGTCTTCAACATACTTAAACCCATGAAATTTAGGTCCATAATATGCATCATGCATTGCAATGCGAGATTCTTCAGATAAGATGTTTTCGAGTATGATCATAGGTTTAAAGTGGCCCGTTCTGTTCCAAGGTGGAGCCATACCCGTGTAGATCATGCCGCTAGGCGGATATCTGCAAAGCTATCGTTATCGTTAGCATTTATTGTTTTTTGGCCGCTCAGCCACCGAATCAGTCTAAATCGTCCTATTCCGTCGAAGTCGATCCTGGTTCACCCCCATCATAAACACTCTCGACTTACATTCCCCTGCATACGTCATTTCTGGTGCAGCTACAGCAAGAGTGTTTATGGTGGAGGTGGCGGGTACTGCCCCCGCGTCCTCCAAACTTTTACTGTTGATTATCATCAACTGATATTCTATTTATACCCCAACGGGCTTTAATTGTACATGCTTAATTGCACCAAGACTGCTTAGCATCACCAAAATATGCACGTGCAAAACCGTTCTTGATAAGCAGATCTCGAAGACTCATACCGTCAAGAAGAATGTCGCCGAGTACACGGCCACCGAACTTGTCCCAATCATATAGAACAACCTGATGCTTCTTCGTAGCAGCGATTACATCCTTTGTAAAGATAGTAGCTTGTTCTCCGCGAACTTTTTCGCTAGTGCACTTTGAACGAAAGCTTTTTTCTGGAGTATCAACACCAAAGATGCGAACACCAAGCTCAGGCTTTAGCGGAGCTGGAAGGTATGGTGCAGTGATGACGATCGTATCACCATCGATAGCACGAACGATAGTGGTGTCATATGTTACTCCGACAGGTGTCTTCTGAGCAATTGCTGGAGTAGCTACTAGCATAAGTGCTAGCGCGATAAAATTCTTCATATATTATTCCTTAGTTACAGCGAGTTTCCCAATAGACATAGCGTTCACCGCGGTGCCATTCGGTAATTTGTTCACGGACGCAGTAGCGTCTATCATATCTATAATCTGGTGGGTAGTAGCGGTTGTCGCGATAGTCTTGATTTCTATCTTCTTCTGGCTCACGCTCTTTCGAAGAGAGTGCTCCTACAACGATACCACCAATGATAGCACCGCAAAGCCAACCACAACCACTTTTACGGCGTTCTTGCTGGCTATGATCGCGATCTCGCTTGCGATGTTCGGCAAAAGCCGGAGACGTAATCAACATGCTAGCTGCAAGAGCTGATGCAATAAGTTTCTTCATATTAGAACTCCTCATCTATATCAGCAAACATCACTCGTTTTCTTGGATCACCGGCGGCAATACATCGAGTTAATGTAAGTGCTTCTTTGTAATTCTTCGTATGGAACATCACCGGAAAGACGATCTCTTCGTCATCCTCGGTTTCGAAAGACATTCCTACGAAGTAAGTACCATTTTCTTCTACCATTCACTTATTTATTATCGGTAGATTTTTCCTTCTCGAGCTTCTGACGCTTACGATCACCGAGCCAGAAAAGACCGAAGAACGGACCGGCAATAATTACGGCGGTGAGCACAAGTGGCCACGCCAGAGATCCAATAAAGACGGCCCAGAATATACCAAACTTACTATCAATATCTGTATCAAGCGTGCCGATTACATACGAACCAACTGCAATGAACAAAATAGCAACAATTAACCATAACAAAAACATATTACTTCTCCTTAAGCTGCGTCTGCAAATTCAACAGCGGTTTCAAGGGCACGAGTCTTGAGGTTCTTGTTCGAACCGTACCAAGCCGAAGTGAGGCGGTTATCAGCATTGCGACCAATCATGTGGTCAGTCATGAAGGTAACGGCGTTGAAAGCCTGCCACCAGCTACCTTCGCCATACTCGGCGCCAGGCTGTTGGTCCATGATTTCGAGAGCGATACCAGCATTCTTGCTGATTTCCTTCTTCGAACCAGAAACAGGAAAAACACGCTTAAAGTAGTCGACGATCGACTCGTCGCTGTAGCGCTTCGAACCAAGGTACTGAGCCATTTCCTTGTAGGTAGCCAGCTTTTCCTTGGCAACGCCGAGTGTTTCCTTGACAAGATCACCGTCAAACTCACGACGATGGCTAACCTTGACGATCTTGCTCGACTGAGTGTTGAGCGAGAGAGTCAGAGTGTTGTTGCAAACAACGCGAATTGGAGTGAAGCGAACATCGATTGACCAACCATACTTATGCGGATTGGTGAAGAGGAGATAGGATTCTACCGTGTCACCCTTGAAAAGCTCGAAGCTTTCCTTGACCTTCGCGAGGCCCCAAACAAGCTGACCGTCACGAAGCGAACCAGCCGTGTGCATTTCCATCTCACCAGCTGCAACGAAATCATTGAAGAATTCGAAGGCTGCTTCGTTCTGATTAGGAACCCAATCGTTAGTGATCACGTCGAGAATCTTGTTGTCGATGTCACGAACCAGAGCGGAGTGACCGATGTCGACTTGCTTGCCACCGATTTCGGCGAAAGCAGGAACTGGATTTACCTTCCAGTCGAGGCCAGCTGCCTTGAGCATCTGAGCAGGAGTGAGGTCGTTAGGAACTTCCGTACCGAGACCGTGCCATGGAGTTTCGCCAGCATATGCCATCGAAGCCTTGCCGTCGAGAAATTCAATCATATGTGCCATTATATAGTTTCCTTTATCAATTTGGTAATACCATTCTACCAAAGAATGGCTTATTTGTACATGTTTAATTTACGCTGGAGTGATAATCCAAAGCCCCGCAAATACGATAGGAGCAAAGATAAGAAAGGCAAGGCTAGCAAGCATCTCGTTGCGGAATTCTGCAGGAGTCATAGTAGCCTTCATATCGCGGATAACTTGAGTGATCGTGTTCATGTTTGCTTCCTTCTTCATTATAGTTCCACCTTACATTGTTTTCGAAATAATGTACATGCTTATTTTTCAATAAAATCACATACCATCTGAAAAAAATCATCGGGCTTTTCGGCTTCAAGGACCATCAGATAATCACGGACGTCTTCCGTGATACCATGTTTGGAAAAGTATGAAGCGATAGCTCGTTCTACGGTATCGATACCAAAGTATCCAATCACAGGAGATTTTGTCATACAACCTCCATCTGATCGACCATAATCTCGATGATGCGTTCGAAGTCATCATCTGGATGCAAACGATAGTCTATAGCAATATCGTTGTACATATCCTGTAGGATATTCATGGTTTCTACACCGTGAGTACCAGATATGCCTTCATAGATGAATTCAAAAGCATCATCTTGTGCAAGGATATATTCAAAAAGTCGAGTCATAATTACATCTCCATCATACGTTCAAAAGCAAAACGCTCGGCAAGAGCGTCGTAATTGCAGCAGTCACGGAATGTGACCTTAAACTTCATCATCTCAAGCGCAGTATCGGCGAGACGAACGATCGAGTAGTTAGAAGGTGACTTCTCGTTGTAGTACTCGATATAGATCCAATCGATCAGGTTACCAGCAGCGTTCCAGTCTTTCGTGATCTTGACTACTTCGCCGCGGATAGTACCAGCAGCAGATTCGTAGCGAACGCGATCACCGATCAGGATAGTCTTAGGAGCAGCCATTTTTGTTTCCTTCTTCATCATATATCCAGGATACATTGTTTTTAAAATAATGTACATGTTTATTTTGAAAAATTAGAGATAATTTTCGAGTTTGAATTGGTTGAGAATTTCGAGAGTGGTGAAGGTGATGGTGATTTCGGGATTGGTGTTGTTGGTATTGTAAATGATGTTGGTGATGTGTGAATAGTATGGGACGAGGGTTTCGAAGATGTTGTGGTTATAGTCGAAATCGAAAGTGATAGTGTGAGTCATAATTTTTATTTCCTTCTTGATTATAGTTCCACCTTACATTGTTTTCGAAATAATGTACATGTTTATTGTCAAAAAAAATGCGACCGAAGTCGCATTTTCTTATCCGTACATCTGATGGTAAGATCGAACCAGATCAGCGGCTTTCTCAAGGTATCGTTGAGGTCGTTCAACGAAAACCTGTGCATCGAGGGAATCGTCTACACCGATGATGATGACGATATCCTTCACTAAGATACCCGTCATCTCCCACAGCATATAAGAGTAGAGGCTGGCTTGAAGGAAGTAACCTTCGATCCATTCCTTGCGCTTCAGTTTAGCTGAAGTCTTGTAGTCGATGATAGACAGACGACCGTCGTAGTCTGCTATCAGATCGCATGTTCCTGCTATCTTCAGATGATCAGAGAACAACGTGCACTCAGTAGCTCGGATCATGTCTACCTTCTCATCGAGGATCATCTTGATCTGACGAAACATCATCATGTTATGAGGCATGGACATGTCGATCTCGTTTCCAAGCACATAGTTCTCACACATCGTATGGACATTCGTACCACGTGTGGCCGCTCGAGCCGAAACCCGAGCAGCCTCTTCGTCACCTACTCTTTTCTTCCAGGCATCGAGAGCTGACTTGTCAGTCATCTTTCCAAGGACAGCGGTTACCGATGGGTAACGTTTTCCTTCAGGAGTCTCATACAACCGAGTAGGTCCGTCGATCCGCTGCAGCGCAGCGAAGTCGAGCATATCATATTCAAAACCTTTACGGTTGAAGGCCAAGTTTTTGTCGAGCAATTATATATTCCTTCACTAGCTTCGAGCGAACAATATCCTGTTCGAGGAAGTCAATATGTACAAAGTCATTTAACTTACCGATGACTTTCATAAAGTCCTTCAGTCCGTTGCGTTCTTGTTCTTTCGTAAGGTCTGACTGACGGAAGTCACCGCAGAACAATACTCTACAACCTTTACCAATACGAGTGATCACAGAGTCAAGTTCATGGAATGTCATGTTATTGACCTCATCTACAATCACGTAACAGTTATTCATGGTAATGCCACGAATAAACGACGTCGAGATGAACTCAATGGCATTCTTCTGCTTCAGGATCTCATACGCGTCAGACCGATCAAACAGCTCGGTACAGATGGCGTAATAAGGTGCCTCATAAACTTTCATCTTTTCTTTCTGATTGCCAGGAAGAAAACCCATATCTCGTGTTGGTACTACCGATCTTACAATGTAAATCTTATTTTGTACACCCTTATTTGACATCAGTGCATCAATAGATTTCGAAAGAGCAAGAAAGGTTTTGCCAGTACCAGCCATACCGTGTAACATCAAATGTTTTCCATCATCGAAAGCATCAAACGCGATACGCTGATTCTCTGTGAGTGGATTGATGTTTTTTAAATTAAAGTTTTGAGTCTTAAATGTTAAACCTTCTTGGGCATCGCCATTCTGTCTGGCAATTCTTTTTTCTCTCTTAGTTAAACGCGGTTGGCTATGTTCCACTAGCTATCCTTATTTTTTATTGCGAGCTTTGTTGACTGCCTCTCTGATCTTCGTACTCTTGATATCTTTATCGCCGTGCTGTTGACCGAGTGGAGAGTGGGGATTGGCGTTACCGATTCTATTGAGCAGATCATTAAAACCAGAATCAGTCTTATGAGTAACGCCGGCTATTCCTGATATCAGATGAGGTGCACCTATAATCTCTTCGATGTCTGGATTGTCTTCGAGGAATTCTATCTTTTGTTGATAGTTAAAAAATTCCTCGAAGACTTCGCCAGTTTCTTTGAGTCTAAATTCGTATATAGGCATTAAAAACTTTCATCTTCTATGATATCTAACAGATTGCTTTTTACTTTAGAACGAAGGGCAGCTCGAAGCCTCTTCTCATTCAGATGCTGACGATGTTCATACGTACTACTTTGATATTCGTCACACTCTTCATTGTATTTTCTAAAACGCTTAACTGTTTTGCTCATTTGGAATCAACCCCGGAAAAGCTTCGTTGATTGTTGCGATATTAAGTCCTTCTACCTTCTTATCCTTGACGGCGATCAAAAGAGCGGCGTCTTTCGGATGAAGAGATTCGAGAAGACCGATGAAAAGGTTCTCGCGCTGATGCTTCTTCAGATCAGGACGATTACCGTAGAGATAAAGAGGCAGAGTTCTTGCCTCCTTATAAAGTCTGCCTTCAGTGTCAAGCACGTCGCTTGGCTTATAAGGCGGACTTCCTTCTGGCAACCACCATCCTACATTCGGATGGAAGGCCAGTTCAAGGATATAACGAAGAGTTTCACTATCATACTGACGAAGGAGAGAAACCTTTGTCGGTACGTCCTTGGTTTCCTTGACAAGATCAAGGATTTCTGCTATCGCTAATGTTCTTTGCATATTAAAACTCATTAATGCTTTCTACGAGGAGTTTAAGACGGCGGTCGATGAAGTAGTTGAAGAGCTTATCTCGGCCTTTTCCTGCCTGCTCTTCGTACTGCGCGAGCACTTCCTTCTTGATATCAGAAGGAATGAAGCTCAGATCGACCAGCTGTTGATTGCGAAGATAACCACGCAGCATGTTCTCGTCACAGAATTCCTTTGGATCTGATTCGAGCCACTGATCTAGCTTCTTCTGACTGATAGGCTTCTGCCTTGCACCGACAACGAACGTGTCATCTGCTGACAAGAAGTTAGGAACACCGTCGCCGATATCACCACGAATGATGTGTTCCTTGATGAACTTATCGACGTCGTTTGTCTTACGAAATTTCTTTCGTACTGGATCGAACTGCTGCACGTTCATGTAGGACTGCAGCTGTACGAAATCCTTATCGCCTGAGAGGATGAGGATCTTCTCGTGAGTATTGCCGTACGTCTGCGCAAGAGTACCGATGACATCATCAGCTTCTGCACCGTCGACATGAATAACTCGATAAGGGAAATAATCCTTCAGCTCATCGCGCACCTTATTCAAGGTCTCGAATACGGTAGTCCAATTGATCTCAGACTTTTCGCGGTTCTTACGGCGATTGGCTTTGTAGTAAGGAAAGATTTGGCGACGCCAGTTATTACCAGCATCGCATGCAATGATCATCTCACCGAACTCGTTCTTAAACTTAACGTTGTAAGCACGAATCGAATTGAGGATCATATGCCTTAAGAGATCTTCTTCGATCTCGGCGTTAGTGTGGTTTCCAAGCTGAACCATCAGGTTGGAGATCATGACCTGCGATAGGTCCATAATAATCATTTCAGTTTCTCACTCTTCATCTGGTAAGGTGTATGTGTACGCGATTGTACTGTCTTCATTATAACTAAACTCAAATATTCCATCAACCATTTTATGGAATGGATGCTCAAGGTTATACTGTTTGTGCAGTAAAGACTTTGTGGCTTCCATTACCATGGCAACATCTTTTACATATTTATCGTCGTTGATGTCTACACCGTAGGCACCGAAGATATGAACCAAATCAGGAATCATATCATTCATGACTCCAGCTACATGCTCTTTACGAGTCTGTGTAACCTTGTCAACTATCTCTTCCAAATTCTGAGGAGGAGCATCGTCCCTCTTGAAACCCGGAAATAAGATTACGTTATCTGTCATTTAATGACCCTTAGTAGAATAGTGTCTTGATTGATTCGACCGTTTGGTTTTGACTCGACGGTCTTGATATCGTCCATGAACTTGCGTAGGCTGACTTTGCCTGCTCCAAACAATGCCTTGATTGTTACATCAGGCTTACGTAGACCTTTACTCATAGAAGTCTCGACATCGTAGCCAATCAGAGTGGTGCCCTTCACTTGGATACCAGATGGACCAGAGGCATCATACCTCGTCAGCTTCTTGTATTTGGTGTTGTAGGTCCATAGTTGATTACATCCTACGATCTCGGCTGGATGGACAGAGACGATCTTAAGTGAAGGCTCTTCCTTCTGGTATTTAAGGTTCTTGACCAGATCGACTGCAGACTTTGCCTTCTTCTCTCGTGGCTTACGAACCTTGACAGCCTTCTTGTTATTTACATACCGATCGATGTCAGCGAAGAAGTTGTTCCAAAAATTAATCCAAAACTTCTGACGCTTGCCAAAGGATTCTTTGACTTGCTCGTCATCTGATAGGATTTCTTCGTGCTGAGGACGGTAGTAGTCTGCTACGATACCAAGAATCTGAGCATTCAGTTCGTTGGCTTGGCAGAAGGTGTACATCGAGAACTCTTTGCCATCGATGACATTATCAATCTCTTCTTCGAGACTCGTGATGATGTAGCTGGCCTTCTCGCGGATACGAGCTTGAATGTCGATGACAGACTTTGGTGCATCTTCGACTTCTTCGACAACCTGATTGACTGTCGCGAGAAGAGTCTTGACACTCTCATTGAAGTAGTCAAGGTTCTTCTGCGGCAGTTCATTACCATTCAGGAGAATGCGAGCAACGTTACCAAGAGTTTTGGAAATCTTCCACTTCGGAAGCTTGCGCAAGAGAGCGAGCTCGTCCTTGGTGTAGTTGCGCTTGGCATAGGTGAAGAACCAGTCTCGTGACTGATCATCAGATGCCATGTAGTTATACCAATTCAAGGCGTTAGAATAACCATTGATTACGATAGGCTCAGAACCATAAGCCTTATCATCAATCGACTTGATAGCCGAGCGAGAGATCTGTTTGGGTTTAGCTTTAACCTTAATGACCATGTTTACCTCTGTAGTTCCTTGTTTGTATTATTCAACCTACTACAGTTTCGATAATTTGTACACCGTTATTTTCACAAATCAATTTTATAATTAAAACTTGGACCGCCCTTTGGCGTGTACTGATCAGCATTTGGTTCCCAGCCTGGAGTTCCAACCACTGGTTCCCACTTCTTGTCAACATGTTCCTTCTTGACGTAAGACCACTTACGTGATGTTTCCATCAGTCCTTCCATACCATGCTCGAGCAACTGATTGTGTACAGCATCGTGTTCGTACATCTCTACGTCATCGAAGACAAAGACTGCGCCAGGATCTGACCGCTCAAGGAAGAATGCGATCTCGGCATCAAGCGCTTCGAGTGTATGAGGACCATCGAAGTGGACCACGCTATACTTGTTGACAATGCTCTTGTGATCTGCATAGACAGGAACACCGTCTGCATAACGATTGAAGAATTCTGTATCTTCGAGGTTGAACATGTAGAAGTTCACGTTCTTTTGACGACAATACAGATATAGATTGATCATGCAGATGTCGCGCATCTCATTAGTATAGTCGCAACGGCCTTCTTTGAAGATCTCGTCACGATAGTACTCGATGTTGCCATAAGGATCGATACCAAAGACTGGCTTATCAGGAGTCTGACCACTTTCTACGAGACCGTCGATGATCTTTTGAAGACCACCACCGAGACGAACACCGATCTCGACTGCTGCACCTTCTACACCCTTTGATCGAATGGCTGCGTCAGTCAATACTTCATAGTTACCACTGTCTGTGCCGAACTGAGCTGCGATCTGATGAATTGATACTGGTTGATTTGACATTATGTAACCTTACCTCTGTTTCGAATGTATTTAGCAATCATATGCATAATAGCTTGATGAACGTCTTCTGCTGCTTCGTATTCTTGGATGTCGACATGAAGAGAAATGTCTGCGAGCTGAGCGCACTTGTTGTCAGATGAAAAGCCTGTCAAAGCAATTGTCTTTACTTTCAAAGACTTAGCGGTCTCGATTGCCTTGACAACGTTCGGAGAATTACCGCTCGAAGAGATGGCTACGAGCACATCTCCTTCTTGTCCAAGCGCTTCCAGCTGGAACGAATAGACATCGTCATAGCTGATATCATTGGAGATGGCAGTCATGAGTGGAATGTTGGCTGCTAACGAAATGACTCGCGGTCTCAGTCCACCTTTCTTGCAACCCTTAGTGTAGTCGCATGCCCAGTGCTGAGCGATCGAGGCAGAAGCGCCATTACCAATCGTATAGATGTTATTGCGATGATTCGAAATGCTCGTCAGCCAAATCAGTTCTGCGGCTTTCTTAAATTCGTCATGATCAATGCTCGCAAACCCGATATTAATCAGGCCGAGATGATCCAATATGATATCAGTCTCTATAGACAACTCTTGCTCCTTCGTGTGCAATTCCTACGTCAAGGCACGTACGATCTGAAAATTCTTCGCGAATTTTGCTCTTCGAATCTGTCAGAGCCAGCATGTATCCTCCGCCTCCTGCTCCGAGTAATTTGGCTCCGTATGCACCTACTGATTGGCATCGATCGTACATACTATCTATATCTTCAGAAGAGATACCTTCGCTCATCTGTTTCTTTAATACCCATGCAGAGTTCAACAATCGACCATATTCATTGATATTGACTCGCTGTGTGCCTTGCATCTTTGCCATATTCGAGAGCTCGCGAATGACAAATGTCTTGGCTTCGAAGTTGATGTTATCGAGGATCTTGGATGCATGA